TAGTGATGATAGAGATAATAGCTATGTTACTTTTACAGATAACACTGCAAGTTCATCAACAAATGGAAAACTTTTACTATGGAAAGCTACAAAACCAAATCAAAATTCTCACCCTGTTGCAGGTGGAGGTGTATGGGAAAGAGGAGATGGCTGTAGTAAACGAACAGATGGCTGTAAAATGAGATTTGGGTTTGCTCCTAAATCAGTAGGAACTGCAACTTCAACTGGTAAAGCTAAGACAAATACAGATGCATTAATACCTTTTGGTGGATTTCCAGCATCGAAGGCGTTCTCATGATGGAAGAAATTTATCTACACGCTAGTAAAGAAGCACCTCGAGAATGTTGTGGACTTGTTATACAAGATGGAAACAATGAAAAATATATTCCTCTTGAAAATATTTCCCCAAAAGAAGATGAGTTTGAAATGGACGGAAAAACTTTCCTTTCATATCAATTAAATTCAAAAATAAAATATGTAGTCCATAGTCACTATGGCTGGGATTGTCGCCCAAGCGAGGCAGACAAAATACAATGTCGTGAGGTAGGAATTCCGTATTTAATCGTTTCCTATCCCGAGAAAGATTACACAATTATACAACCATGACAAGAAACATTTATTTAAAAGGACGAATGGGCAAACTATTCGGAACACATCATAGACTGAACTGCAAGACAGTTCAAGAGGCTATGCATGCAATAGATGTGATGAAAGGAGGACTTCGTCAATATTTAATTGATTGTACAGAAAACGGAGTTAAATTTACAGTACAGAAAGGAGAAGATTTTTTATCTAATCAAACAGCAGGAATAGAATTAGGAAAAGATGATATAATTATTACTCCTGTTCCAAGTGGTAAAAAAGATGGTTTAAAAGAACTTATTATAGGAATAATACTAATCATAGTTGGACTTAGTATAGGAGACCCTGGAACTATGAGTAAAGGTGCTCAAATGTTAGTAACAGTTGGTACACAATTAGCTTTACAAGGTATAGTTAAACTAACTACAGATGACCCTGAAGAATTAGACGAGGGGCAAAATAGTTTATTTCAAGGGCCGATAAATAATACAAAATCAGGTATACCTGTTCCTCTTTGCTTTGGAAAAATGGAAGTTGGAGGAGCAGTAATTAATTTTGGTTTTACAGATTACAGAATAACAGGAAATCAAGGCTATACTTTTGTAAGCAAAGGTAGTGGTAGTGGCTCAGGTGGATCTGGCGGCGGAGGCGGTGGCGGAGGCTCTCGCGGAGGCGGAGATTCAGACTGGAGACAGGAGATAGTAAAATAATGGCGAATACAGCATCAGGAAGTAGCAGAGGTAGTGCACCATTAGATTCACAAGGAGTGAGTAACACTTCGTTAATTCGTGCACAAACCGCAGTTATATATGACTTACTATCTGAAGGCCCAATTGAAGGTCTGGTTGATGGAGTTGCAAGTATTAGATTAAATGATAATCCTGTAGCAAATGGAACAAATGCTACTATTCTTTCTCCACAAAGGTCATTCGATGCGAATTATGTACACAGTACAGGTGTAATTACTGACAACTCAACAGGTAATATATTTAGTGGAGCCTCTACAGGAGATGGCGAAAGAGAGATAGTAGTTCAAGGCGCAAGTAAAAGAACTACAGGAACTATAAGCACCACTGCAGGTAATAATATAGTTGTCTCTAGTAATACAAGTTTCTTTGCTTCAACAGATGTGTGGGACGGAGAAGGTATTCAACCAATGATTCGTATTGATGGGGCGGGTGATAATGGAGCCCAACTTATAGCAGGAATTACCGAACATATAAATAATGCAGCAGTAAGAGTAGACCTTGTCCCTATGACAAATACATCTGGTACTAATGCATATTTAGATTTAAAAGATACTATTGATAGTTTTAGTGGAAATACTGCAACAATAACAGCTGCAGGAGTTACTGTTGCAAATACTGGAGTACAGATGAGCAGTCCATTTAGGTCTGCAAATGCTGCTCCTTTATATAATTACGAAAATTTTGGCTTTGCATTTAGAACAGGTCTTCGTGAACAGGCATATTTACCAACACCTTCAGGTATAGGTAGTGCTTCTGTTGCTCACAATGTAAGTGGAGGTAATATAACTACTTCCTCTAGTTCAGGATATCCTTCAGCAAGTACTTTTGGTTTTAAAGAAACAACTGCTTATTCAGGTACTCCTCTAACAATTACATCAGCACAAATGGGAGTAGGAAATGCTTCAGAAATCGACTTAGTAAAAATAACTCTACAATTTAATACTATGATTTCTCAAAAAGAAACAGGTAAATTAGGAAATGGATTTGCAGAATATAGAATTAAATTTGGATATTCTAGAGATGGTGGAAATAGTTTTACAGATGTAACAAAAGTAGGTAGACCTACAGTTTCTAGTAGTAAATCGAATTATGAAAGTAATGGTAGAACAAAAGATTCACAAAGCGGTGTAATAACAGCTAAAACTAAACAACCATTTAATCATGTATATAGTTTTGATATAAGTAAATATCAACCTTTTGATGCCTACAGAATTATTATTGAAAGAATCTCAGCAATAAATCAAAAAGAGAATAAATGGCAACAACAAAATGCTGGTACCGTAAAACAAATTGAAAATATTATTACAGATAAATTAACTTATCCTTATTCTGCATATGGAGCAGTAGTTATTGATGCAAAAGATTTTCAATCAATTCCAAAAAGAAGTTATGAAATTCGTGGATTAAAAGTAAAAGTTCCTACAAACTATTTCCCTATTGACGAAGCAAATACAGCAACAGGAGTTAGAAGAAGTGCGGCAGCATACACTAGAAATGTAACCTCAGGAGCAGAAGAAAGCTCAGTGCAAGACTGGGACGGTAATTTTAGGGGCGACCAAAAAACCTTTACAAGTCCTACTCATGCAAACTATGAACCTGTATACACAAATAATCCTATTTGGATATTCTATGACTTACTGACAAATCAAAGATACGGATTAGGTAAATACCTCGATGAAGATTTTGATTTTTCTAGCATAGATAAATATACATTATTTCAATTAGCAAAGTATTGTGATGAATTAGTTCCTGACGGTAAAGGCGGAACAGAACCTAGATTTACTTGTAATTTATATATACCTAAAGACCAAGACGCACTAAAAATATTAAAAAACTTAGCTTCTCAACTAAGGGCAATGTTGATATGGTTTAATGGACAAGTAACACTTGGAATGAATCAGCAAAAAGGTGCTATCTATACTTTTTCAAAAGCAAATGTAATAGATGGAACATTTAATTATTCAGGCACAGCAGGTAGATTTAGAAATAATCAAATAGCTGTTACATGGACTGACCCAGAAAATGGATATAAACAAGCAGTCGAAGTTGTAGAAGACCACGATAATATTGCAAAAACAGGAAAGATTAGAAGAAAAAATGTTACTGCATATGGTTGTACTTCACAAGGACAAGCAACAAGACATGGTAAATATCAACTACTATCAGAGCAACTTGAAAAAGAAGTAGTAACCTTCAAAACAGGATTAAATGGATTAGGACTTAAACCAGGCGATGTTATAAATGTTCAAGACTCAGATTTACAAGATATAGTTGCAAGTGGTCGTGTTACTACTTCCGCTTCTTCTACTACTACAATTATAAGAACAGATAGAGATTTAACTTCTTTCCTAAATAATGACGATAACTTTAAATTACATTTAATATATCCGAATGGTGGTGCTTATCTAACACAACCTTTAGCTACTATTAACTCTATAAATTATGTTCAAGGAGATTTAATACTACTTGACGAAGATGGAAATGCTGTTGATAGTCATGTGAAAGCAAGTAATTTAAAAGACGATAGTGGAGCAGTTGTACAAAATTTCTGGTCAGATGACCTTAGAATTGAAACTAAAGCAGTAAGTTCTTTTAATGCTTCATCGGTAACTGTATCTAGTGCATTTAGTTCAGCACCAAATGGTGAAGTTATGTACACAATCTCAGGAGAGACTGATGATAATGTTGTAAAAGCAGGTACATTTAAACAGTACATAATTACCAGTATCAAACATGAAGAAGGCTTAGAAGTAGGAATAACAGCTGCTGAATATAATGCAGATAAATTTGACGCAATAGATAGAGGGTGGAAAGTACCTGAATATCCTGATACACTATATAAACCACCCGCAAGAGGAGACGAAATACCAGCACCAATAGGGCTAACGGCTCAGATAGTACCAGGAAACTCTGGAGGCGGACTTAATGTAGGAGAGGGAGATAATGAAAACGATTTCTCTATTGTTTTAAATTGGACACACCCTACTACTCAAAGAACAGATTCAGAAGGCAACTCTCTAACTGATGTTTATGAACATTTACTAGGATATAATGTACAACATAATGTAGAGGGAATAAATGACGATAGAGATGCTAACAGAGAGTTTACAACTATATTCTTAGATTCAAATAATAAATCAAATTATGTATTTAATAATATTGTACCAGCTTCATATAA